ACCCCGTTCCATACATTTTGCCAACCAGAATTCACAACAAGCCCTGCCCATTTCAGCAAAATATAAATTACCTTTATAAGTAAAATCTGCCCCAAACATATCAATAGCACCCACTTCGTTCCAACAGGCAAACGCTATGGCATAAGCGACTGTATTATTGATATAACCACATTCTGTCTTTTTTATTAAAGGTTCTATTGGATAAAGCTCCAGTGCAGGAACTCGATCATCTAATTGACAAGTATAAATGGGACATTTCACCGTAGGTAAAACCCGCTTCATCATATCCGTCATATCACCTGCATCATCCGACTCAAAGAAACGGGATACAGGGTCCATTACAAAAGCACGATCAGGATGTGGAATTACTCCGATCATCGCATTAATGACCCAAACTTCGTCAAACTCCTGACTGTGCGTAATAGCCATGTGATAATCCAACTGACTGTTACCCATAGCTACAATAGCTACTTTCTTCCCTTTAAGGGTTTTAATTGGTCTTTTTAACATAATCTGCTCCTTTATCTATTATGTCTGTGGCACTCTAAATGTTCCTTCTCTATAAGAATCACTGATATTTTCTGCTTCACCTAAGTTTTTCAATCTGGCTAAAGCTTCTTTATATCTTCCATCATAAACTTGTAGTAAATCTGGCTCTCCCTTCATATACACATAACCTTCTAGCAAACACGCATAAAGCAAAGCATTACTGGCATTCGTGGATAACCATGTAGTACCGTCAGAAGCTCCTGCTGTTATTGAATTAGGACGATAAAAATAGTGCAGTTCTGCGGTGTAATCTGCATCAGGAGTGGGTCCCACAATAAAATTTGTATCGTCAAAAAGAGCATAATGTTTAGGGGTGCTCTTGGTCGAACTATTGGGATAGGCTTCCCTTATAAAACTTACGTCAGTTCGCAACAAGAAAATGTAATTACTGGAACTGATAACGGCTAAAGAGAAATCATCCATAAAATCAGATGGAGTGGACAGATAAGTATTTCCATCTGTTAGTGTACCCGTCACGTTCTTTCTAAAAACAGGTAAGCGAATTATCTTTAAAATTCTCTCCTCGCCCTGTTTAATTATGGTATCAAGATCATTAACGAAAGTAGTTTCCGTATTCTGTAAATAATCTTTTATGGCTGTCTGTAATTCTGCATACGTCATAATTAACTCGTTGTTACGGTTATATTGCCCAATTCTCCTCGCATAACCATATTATTGAGAGAACTTTCTCCATAAGCCGAATCCCATCCCCCTATAGGGTCCCAAGCCGAAAGCCTTCTGCTTGCGTCTAAAGATGTATCTGGGCGTGGATAACGTAATGCCTGTGGATCGTTTATTGGGTATCTTCCTAATTGTAATTGCGGTTGGTCTTCATCCAAGCATTCTGGACATACTCTGAATCCTGTACGTCTTTGATCTGAAATTTCAAACTTTAGTTCTGTATAGGGGTATTCAAATCCACAGCGATCACATATCGCTATAGCATATTTACCCGAAGCAAAAGCACCCATTAGTTATAGCCACCATAGGGAACAAAGCGAACTGAAGCCTTTTCTCGGTCTTCATCAGCAGCCAGTTGCCACTGTTCATCATATAATGCTTTTAACGCTATTACCTTTTCTGGTATCTCTGCGTGTTTTAAAGATAAATAATAAGCCAACCCAGCCGTAGCACAGGGAATGAATCGGGCAGGTAAATCCAGTGTATTAGAAGCAGGACTGCCTACGTCTTCCACTCTGGCAATACGGTAATAAAATAAAGTATAAGTTTGAGAATCATCGGGTACGGGATACAGATACACCACTGGTGCTGCTTGTGCCCTATCTATATAAATTTGAATGGGTTTGCCTTTACTGAGTTTGTTGGGGATGGTTGCATAAGTCGCAACGGAGATACGATTTAACGTAGTGTCTGTCTGGGTACTGGTATTACCCGCATTGGTTCTGATGGTATATTCAATTAAATCAATGGTATCTGAAGGCATTGTATAACTGACAGTTCCCGCAGTTAAAGTTTCGGTTCCACTTTCTATAGTCCAGAGGTTAAGACCTCGGTTTACCCATTCCAGAAACATATTATTAAGTGAGCGTCTAGCACTCCTTAGATGATATCCAGAACGCATTTCTACCCCCACCATATCGAAGGCTTCTTCTGCAATTTCTGCAAAATCTGGATTAAATGTAGCTGTTCCGCTTGTAGCCATTATTTCTTCCTTTGCCTAGCTTTGATAGCTCTTAATCTCTGCTGGGCTTTCTTGCGGGTAGGAGATAGACCATTTACGTTGTCTATCTTCCATCCGCCTTTTACTTTTCTGATAGGCATTTTATTTACCTTTTCTACGTCTTCTTCTTTGTCTCTTTTTTCGCCTTTCTTCTTTGTCTCTTTTTTCGCCTCTTACCACTAATAGGCTTTTTAAAAGACGCACTAAAGTCTGGTTTTTTTCCTTTACGACCACCAATACCTGCACGAAGTTGGGTATCTCCTATTCTTTTATTGATTCCCAAATCATATCTGCCTTCCTCTCCTTTTTCTAAAGTTAAATTAGAAGGTAGTATTCTTTTAATAGCTTTATTAAGCAAGATATTTTCTAACTTATCTTTAGTGCTTCCGCCACCTGAATAAGATTTAACTTTGCCACCTTTCTTATAAACCACCTTGTCGTATTCAGGTGTTTTATCTGCGTGAGTAAGTTTTTTACCCACTTTGTTTGCGTAAGCTTTCGCTTCACGCATACCTTTTGCGGTGTAAGAGAATTCCTTACCGTTTACTCTAGGCATAATTACCTCTCTGTTTAACTGCTGTAATGTTTCAACGCCCAAACAACGACACTGTAAGTGTCACCGCTTGTATGATCATTAGTGGTTAATAACAAATCACCGTTTATACCACCTCCAGCGTTGTTGGGAATTCCCGGCAGAGTAATACTGCTATCGGTAAAATCCCAAGTATCCGACCAGTCTTTCGGTGCTTGGCAGATAAACATATTGGTAGTTGCGTTCCAATATAGCTTAAAGCCCATACCGATATTACTGAACCAAATCCTTTGCAAGACAACTCGGCTACACGAAGCTCCTGTTGACGGTTCGGTGTTCAAAGCTGAAACATCAATTTTAGCAACTGCACTTTCACCCGTGCCATCACTAATATTGGTAAATTTCATTACCAGATTTTTACCACCGTCTTCTATCGTTTGTGATGTTACTGCATCAGCCATTATTTACTCCTTACTCGAATGGAGTAGCTAATGAGCCGTCACCATGTAAGAACGCTTCACAATGCCATACAGACGCAGAAGTTGCTACTAAGCGGATAATTCCGCCTACCAACCAACCTTGAGCTGCTGTACCTAAATCTATTGTGTCATCATCACTGGCATCGGGAATAAAGGTATTATTATCTGATGCAGTTGCTGGATCAAAGATCGTGGCAAAACCAGAGAATAAATCACTGGAATTATCTGTATTGATCTGTCCTGCACCTGTAAAGGTTGTACCCACTATAAAGGTATAGTTATATCCTGCTGCGGCAGTCGGTAATGTAACCACAATACCTGCTGCCCTGTTAAGGGTAAAAACAGTACCTGAATCAGTTGATTCAACACTTTTAGTAGCACTGGTAATGCTACTTACGTTTGAATAAGCAGATAAATAACCTGTCGTAGTAATATTACCACTAGAGTCAATATCTAAATTGGTTGTAATAACCCCTGTGCCAGAAGCCTTGCTGATTTGTTCAAAACCATTCTCCGACCTGACTGGTCCATTAAATGTTGTGTTTGCCATAATTTAGTCTCCTAAATAAATCTATAGTCTTGGCAAGTCTGCTAGGGCAGTCTATAGATATTAAAAAATCCCTAGAAAAAGAGGGGTGACAGCTAGCAGCCACCCCAAATTTATTAACTACTGCCGGGTGATCCGTAGATTCCCAAGTAGTCGCTGACTCCAAATGAATACCTTTCTCTAGCTTTGTATCTTGCATTTCCAGTGTCAAAGTCACCGTCCATAGAAGTTTCCAAAGGTGTTCTAGTGAAATGTTTCATTCCATTTGGAACATCAGTTATAACGAACCAAGCGTTGCTATCTGTTAAATAATGATTAACAAAATAACCTTCTGGAATTGATCCATTATTCCTGAGTGCGTTTAAGTCATTATCAGCCGTAGCAACTCTGCCTTGCGTCTCTAAGAGGCGTGTAGCAGTGAATTGTAAAGCTGATGGGATAACCAAACGCTTTGGCTTTGCTGCCACCAAAAGTCCACGTTCATCTTTAAACGCAGCAATATTAATTACTGCATTTTCTAATGAGGTTTCGTTAAGGTCAGCCGCAGTAGATGGGCGATTGTCATTCTTCCCACCTGATACCAAGGGGTGTCCGTCACCACCAGTCACACCGTCACCTGAAGCCGTGAACAAGTTCACGCCATCACCTGATTGATATGAGTTAGTGAATCCATTGTTTAATGGATTAACGGCTTTTACCTGCTTGGTGTAAGCCATAGCTCTAGCTAGTGCTTTTGTGTATCTAGCAGAAAGAGAGTCATAGAGGTTATCCTCCATCGCTTCTTCTGTAATACTAAAGCCCATCGCTATTGTTTCGTGATTATAACGAGCAGTGTAAGTTTCTTGTGCTGAATCATAAGTGATTGCAGAACCTTCATCTTTCACTGGAGCCGCATCAAATCCACTTAACTTTACTTCTTCTTCGAAAGCTCGATCAGAAGATTCAGTTTCGTAAATAATTGCGGATTCATCGTCATAAGCACCGTACTCGTCTCCAAAGAGTGCATTCAATCCCGGAAGCAACTCTTTGAGCATTTGTGCTCTTGAAATAGCCATATCTTATCTCCCGTTAAATACCAGTGGTATTGTCGTATTGATGCCCTGCGTTGTATTTCACGATTACATCTGTGTAAGTATCACCAACTGAGCTGAAGGGTCCATCTACAAAGTCTATGACTCGTAGAGGGAGTGTAGCAGTCGTAGCTACGGCTGTGGAGCCGTCAACTGCAACTTTACTACGCCCAATGCTCGTTGAACCTGAAGTCTGAACTACGCCAACGTTGTTACCAAGATTGGTTTGAGCTAATGAAGCATCGCTTTGCATTTTCAACAATACACTAGGATCGTCAAGAACGTAAGCAACCGCATCAGAAGCGGCTATACTAGCCTTCCAATATTGGTTATAAGTAGGCTGGTTAGAATTAGGATCAGTGTAGAAACATCCCATGAATACACCAACGGGTGTCATGGTTGCTGTTCCTGCATCTTTCTCTATCGTACCAGCAGCTACTATTTTAACAAAGTCACCGTAGAAAATATTAACGGCATAGGCACTGGCAATCTTTATGTGTCTTACTTTTCCTGTAAAGGAACCGCTTGAACTTAAAGTACCAACTGGCTCTGCACCGTTAGGAGTAGC